AGATTCAGAGTATGCAGAGCTTACAGATTGGTTTGACAGAAGTTGGGAAAACCTTATCTCAGACAACTCTCTGGTAAACCCTCATGCGCGTCATGGCGGTGCAGGGGAAGTCGACAGTGTAGTTCTTAGAGACAAGAAGGCTCTTGCTTCACGCAAAAGGCGTTTACTTAAGACAAAGAACGTGTTAGCTAAGGCAAAGGAACTAGGCCTGTGGTCACCCAAAGAAGGTGGCCTGTGGGTCCTTGGGACTAAGTTCGAATCCGCTGATAACTCTACTCAAAGTAGTTTTTCAGTAGACCCCAAGGCTTTTGTAGCCTGGTACGTTAGTAACATACTAAAAGAAGCACGTAACGGTGCAGACACAGAGTTACTTCAACTCGGTCACTCTGTACAAAATCTAGTTGAGGACATGGCCAATGTTGACCCTGATAAGTCAATGTTCATGCGATCCGGTAGAGACTAACTAAACTTAAAAACCCCCTCAGTACCATTACGGTATTGAGGGGGTATTTTTATTTATTTAGTTTATCATATTCTTGTACTGCTGCTTTATACATGGGTTCTACTTTCTTACGAGCTTCCCCTTCATCTAAACCTAAGGCAGTCATTTGATCCTGAACGTTACGCTCACGAATTACTTGCATTGCATGGCGAGGACCTTCAGGTGAGTACAACAGATCATCAGGGATAGTAATGCCCACTTTAGCCATATCTGCTTGCCAGTCTTTATCATCTACAGGGAGGCCCCGTAGTGCATCTTTGTTATAAGATTTCATTATCTCATTCCCTCTTTCCAGTGAACTTCATCGTCCGCAAACACTTGTCTAATTGTAGCCAGCCAAAATAGTACCGCGAAGCTTCCGAATATGATTGTTGCTATCATTTTATTCTTCCTCTTTATTTAAGATACCGTTATGTGCTAAGAACAGATCATACTGCTTCGCACCTTCTTTGGCATCGTCTTGTTTAGAGATAAAGTACTCTCTCATTTTACTTTTGTTGTGAGCATAGGTATCTGTATCGATACCCTCTATCTCGCAATAACGTTCATCAGTCATCAGTGGTTGTCTTTGTTTACTGAGTAGATACCGATCACGTAAAGCGAACCAATTGTAATGTATTTTTTCTTTCATGTTTTACCTATGAGAAGAAGTTACGAGAATCTAGTACGCCAGCTATTTCTAGCTTACCTAGTTCTGGTACTTCTATAGTACAGTCATTGGTGGTTATATACCGCTTAACTGCCTCCAAGGGGTTATCGTCGCTGTACATATCAACGAAGTTTTCTTGTGTTATTTGTTTTAATTTATCAATATCAGAAGCATGACAGCTGAAGCTATCGTGTACTGCACCGAAGTTGATACCGAAATCATTCACTACCAAGGCCAAGTGAGTGGCATCCTGTGAATGAATATAGTTAGGTGAGATACCTGCACTGGCCTCCCTCCTGTTTGTTGTGTCTAAGTATATCTTAGCTACATGGTTAATACGTCCAGGTTGCTTAGAAGCACCCCCGATTACACCACGTAGTGTAGACTTACATGTGTCTTGTCTTGTAGCATTTACCTTATAGATAACAGGGAAACCAGACTTGGTCATCCAACGGATATCCTCACCTGCATGTCCTTTCACTAACACAAGTTTACATCCTGATATCTCAGCGTTAATCTTATCTAACGCGAGGGTGTTATCTACAGTTGGATTTGCCCTCTGTTCTTTGTTAGCTGCTCTGGCTAGCTTCTTGTATTTACTTACCTTAGCATGAGACACCTTAGTCCCTTTCTCATCTTGATACTCGAATGTACCTAGTTCCCACTGAGCCAAGTCCTGTAGGAACTTCATAGTAGTCTGAGATCCTGGGCATACTTCTTCGATTGCCTTAAGGGTGTGTACTGCTAACTCATCACAGTCAATCTGAGTAATATTGTATAACTCATCTGCCCCCGCTTGAACACAATCAGAGTACATAGACGCAGCAATTGTTTGTGCGCCCGCTGAGTATGCTCTGGTCATCGTAGCCCGTTTAGATATTAACTTACGTATCTCTGCGTAGGACATTGGTCTGTCTTTAAAGAAGTCAGGGGCCAGGTCTACTAACTTCTGAGCTACTTTAACATACAGATCTTGAGGTACTACAGTATCATTGAGTGCTACTAAGTCACCTGTCTTTTTATCACGGGACATGGCAGCGGAGTGTTGATATCCATTACATGTACCGTCTATGGCAACAGGTATATTTGAAGTAGGGACCAACCCTTGGTCTTCCATTTCAGCGATATCACACCATTCAATACAACAAGCTAAGAATACCACTGGTTTTTCACCTCCAGGTAGTACACCTTGATCAACTGTATTCTCGATCAAGTCCCAATTGTTGTTGAACCAGTTAATTCTGTCTTCGATAGAGAACTTATCAACACTGATAGTGTCAATACCTTCTTCCACCAGTGTAGTTTTATAGTCTTCCTCTACCCAGTCTGGTATCTCCTCCACATCAAACTTCTCGTTATAAGAGTTAGCTGTATGTACAGCCAAGGCTCTCTTTCCACTATCATCAATAACTTTACTTTCACTGAAGGACATTAATCCTCTCGCAATATCGTTACCTTGATAGTTCATTGAGGGTTCTTTGTAGTATACCCTACCACGATAATCTAGATCTACCAGAGAATAGAACTGCCCCCACTCCGCCAACTGTTTAGCCTTACCGATAGTAGTCTTGATCTCAGCACGTTTAGCCCTCACTTGCAGAGGTCGGAGGGTTTTCTCCCATTCCTTGGCGATAAGGTTATACGCTTCTTTGTTAGCAAGAGTTGGTTTACCTCTGTACTTCTCATATGCAGTCTTAAGCAAACTCTTAGGTATAGCCTTCGCATACATAGGTAAATCTTTAGGGATTATGCTACTAAGGTTATTCGAGAGTACTGCCAGTACCTTAGGGTTTATCTTCCAAGCTGTTTGTTGTAAGTTATTAGCTGCTCTGACGAAGGGTGAATCGATAAACATATTATTGAAGGCATCTTTCTGTGCCTGAGGAGCAGATATACCCCACCGTTTAATTAAAGGATAGTTCTTAGGCTGCATTATGTTACTGATATCCTCTGGCCTTTCATCCACAGTATAAACAAGTAATCCCTTACTTTCAATCAGCTTAAATTCACCTATCTCTTCCCAACGACTTGTTGGCTCAATCATATATGGTGCTTGAGCATTGTAAGCACCGAAACCTTCTGCTCTTTTCACTATAATAAAACCCGACTGTACGTAGGCCTCCAGGATCAGATCCCCTGTCCTGATTGCTTGATGGAAACTACACTTAGTCTCAAAGTACTTGGTAAACACATGCTCACCTATACTTACACTAACCTGAGTAGTTTTAGCAAGACCTACTGGCTGTTCAGGATACTCCCGTGTGAAGTTAGATGACATCTTGTCGAAAGCTACCTGAACAATACTTGGGATATTCTCTTGGTACTTAGAAATAGTACGCAGTATTTGTGCCCCTTTGTTTGCCTTGGGGTTATTCATATTCACCTTAGAACTCTTGTTTATTAGATAATCCACCACTTCATTGAGAGGGTCTTTCATGTTATCTTCCATCTTTCATTCCCTTTTAATAATGGACTTCGATTATATACCAAGGTCACCCAGCATTTTATCGTATAAACCATCATGTAGTCTACCTGTATCGTAGTCATACTTACACGTACCTGCTGGTCCTGTCTTACCAGTATAACGTGATTTTAAGACAGATAACGTGATGGTATTTCGCTCATCTTCTTTCTCCGCAGTTATGTTTCGTGAGAAAGCTAAGATATCGTGTGAAATTTGTTTGATGGAACCTGATCCTCGGATGTCGTCGACTGTGGGGAGTCTTCCTTCTTCGAATGACTGTCCTGTTGTAGACATCTTTCGTAGATGAGACACCAGACCGATCCACACGTTGTGCTGTTTAGATATACGCAGTAAGTCATTCATCACCTTATCGATGGCCTCGTTGCCTGTCAGACCTGCAGACCCCTCTGAGACCAAGATAGTAATGTGGTCAATGAACAGGTACTTACAACCAGAGAGCGCCATGTATTCTAGTTGAGATATAATTCCGTTGGCCATCGATCCACAGTGATCCAGTACCATCACACGATCCTTGAAGGTATCAAAACCTACACGTAGGTCATCCAAGTGTATCTTTTCTGCTGAAGGGTTTCTTTTGATTACCATACCAGCAAGCTTACGAGTGGTCTCTGCGGGGCTTTCTTCAAGAGCGATAATACCTACTTTATCGTTTGTTCGATCTATAATATCAAGAACGATTTCCCGCAGCATAGTAGACTTACCTGCGCCAGTACCGGATACCCAAAGTGCTATCTCCCCCAGCCTCATACCCTTAATCTTATCATTAAGGCCTGAGAAACATTCAGGATAAGGTAGTGACTCTACATCATTGTATTCCACTAACTTTGTCCACAGGTCTTCCCCTGTAACAATACCTTGAGGACTATACTGTTGTGCATCCCAGATACCTCGGAGTACAGCCATATGTCCTTGTTCCATAAGTGCTTGTGAGGCATCTTTGAACTTAGTACGGGCTACTTTTACCTTCTCGAAACCAATAATGTTAGCTAGCTTCTCTACTGCAACATCACCTGCTTCATCTGTATCGATGTATAAGATTACCTCATCGAACAATCGTAAGTAATCTCGGTTCTCCACAACTGCCTTCAGGTTAGAAGCAGAAGGTATAGATACTACAGGGTAGATAATGTTAGACCCATAGTTAGAGTAGGCCTCTGCTACAGCAAGAGCATCTTCTTCCCCTTCAGTGATCACAATACGTTTACCCGCACCTGGGAAAGCATTCTGTCCAAACAAAGTAAGAGGTAACCTACCCTCCACCCGGAAATCTTTCGGGAAGAGTCGTTTCTTGCTACCTACCACAACACTGTTCTCGTGGTAGGGGTAGTAAACAGCACTGGTTCCCCCTGAGGAAGATACTTCTCGCTTGACACCAAATAACTCACACACCTTTGTGGAGATCTTTCGTTCAGAAGAAGTACCGAAAGGCAAAGAATCGAAAGATACTACGTTACTTTCTTCAGGCACCTTGTTTTCAAAGGCTTTTTTATTACTTGCACAATCAGGGGTGAAGCACCAAGCAGATCCATCGTCATACTCACAACGATTATTACTGGATCCACAAGACTCACACTCAGTCTTTCTAAGTATCTTACCCATATCGTTATACTCCTAGCTTTTTGTACATTGTATATTGTTCAAAGGCTTCTTCCACTGTCAAGTTAGAATTGGCCTTAATCATATCTGACACTACTTCACTCTTCAATTTTAGTACTGCCTTTACCTTAGAGTTAGCTGTCGCTGTCTTCCGTACCCAACCAATCTCCATCGTCGCTTGGTACTTCCGTGCTGCTGTCCAGTCCTGCTCCACTGATATTCCGAACCTTTGGAATAAATCTCTTTCCTGTTCGGATGTCATAACGGTCATCCATGCTCCTCTTCAAGTATACTAGGTCCATGTTAAGTTGTAAGTTGTCTTCCCAGCCACGACCAAATGATGTTTGCCAGAAAGATTTTACAGCAGATAAGTGTTGCGACATAGGTACATTCTTCATTACCGCTGCTGCCTTTACTTTACCAATACCTACCAGCCCTTTGATGTTATCTACAGAATCACCCATCAGTACTTGAGTATGCAACAACAGAGAAGATTCCTCCTCAGTCATATTTTCATACTGTTTCTTTCGGGTATTGTAGTGTAGTCCAGGTACTTGTAAAAGATCCTTATCAATGCTTACGATTATACCCGGCTCCTCTGTATGCCAGATAGCGAGAAGATCATCTGCTTCCATATCATCAGCGGGGATTGCACCCCAACCTGTCTCTAAGTAGTCATACGTGTAAGCAAAGAATTCCTTCTCTTGTTCAGTTAGTTCTTTCTTACGATTCCCCTTGTACTCTTTGTAGATATCTTTACGGAAGTTACCCTTGCCTTTGATAGCTATTTTACCTGTACCACCTTGCAAGTCTGCCATGATACTGGCAATAGTTTGATCCAGCTTTTTCTTAATATCTTTAGTACTCGTAGCACCCCAAATAGATTGATATACCAGGATATCGCCATCAATGTAAATATTAATACTCATCTTCATCCACCTCCGTTATTTCTAGTCTACCTAAGTGTAACCCTACCATCATGTCCAGCGTGCGTTCTAGCTTACCGTCTATCCTCCATATTTGGTAGGCCTGAAATATAGTAACACCGACTAAGATGTAAATAGTATCTACGGGTCCCATTTTTCAAAGTACTCCTTGAGTTCTTGGTATCCCCCAACATGTGTACCCTCAATTACAATTTGAGGGGCAGTGGTGCCCAATTTTTCTTTAACACCACGGCGGAGTTGAGGCTCTTTAGTTAGGTTGACCTCATGTATAATATAGTTCCGCTTTTGATGCAATAAGTTTTTTGCTTTCTCACAGAATTCACAATTATCTATCGTATACATGGTCACATTATATAACTTATCAGTAAATAGGGCCATTCACACTCTCCTTCTTCTTCTCGTAAGGTGAGACTACTTCACGATAGAAAGTTTGTTGAATACTGGCCAGCACCCCCATGATCTCATTTAATGTTTGATAAGTGTAACTATTTTTACCATCAACATAATCATATACCTTTTGATCTGTAAGATAGTCAGCTACCATCGCTGAGATTAAGTACTGGAGTTCACTCGCAGTCTCTGGATCTCGGTTGAATAGGCTCTCTCTTTCTTCTTGAGTAATATTTGACATCAGTGTACCTCCAAATAATTTCTACCGACTTTACAGTCACCTGCTTCCATAATCGTGACACCCAGTTCTTTTGGTGCATCCACGAACCATTTACGGATTATAGTTTCTGCTCTTTCAGTATCAGTGGGTGAAATCTCCCATGTACATTCATCATGGTAAAATAATAGTTGTTTAGCTTCGATACCCTCTTCTTCGAAGGCCTCGTTAATACGTACAATAGTCCTCTTCATTAAGATGGCTTCTGTACCTTGGATCAAGTAGTTGAATGCTTTGTATGCCTCATCAGTATAAATTCGACGACCATCAAGACCACGTAAGTAGCCCCGTTGCTGCGCCACATTCTTTACTTGTTCAGTTAATGCTGCTAGCGCGGGCCAACGATTTAGGAAGGCAGCTTTAGCTTTGTTACCTGCTTGTGCAGATCTACCTAAGATAGTACCCAGCTTGTTACCTCCCGCCCCGAATAGGAAAGCGAAGAAGAAAGGTTTAGCTTCAATCCGAGTACAGTTGATAGCATCTGCATTCTTCTGGTGAATATCTCCTTTCAGGATTTCATCAGACATTTCTTTATCCCTACCGAAATGTGCTACAACTCGAGCCTGATAACCAGCCCCGTCAGCAGAGATTAATACTTTATCATCAGGACAGATAAACATAGACCTGATTTCAGAACCGTAAGTAGCCTTAGGCGAAGGTATGTTAGCGATAATCTTATGGGTTTGCCGACCTGTGGCAGCACCAATATCAATAACATCACCGTACAATCTACCGTCATGGATGTGTTCTTTCCAACCATTAAGTATACTGTGTCTAGCACGTAGAGTAAAGTATAGATCAATATCAACTCCGATAGGGCCTAGCTTTTCTAAGCTGTCTGTTGTAAGCTTAGGGCTAACTTTCACGAAGTTACCGTTAATCTTCTTCCAATTCCACTGGGTGGGTTCCCAATCAAGGGTATACAAGAACTCTTTAAGGTGCTCTTGGTTGCCCAGTCGTGCCTCAACTACCTCTTTACGTTGAAACTCTTCTCCTGGCTCTATAGGAGGAGTAGAGCTAAGAGAATCAGACACATCAATATATCTACCCAGATAGTCACCTAAAAGCCTTGCGGATACAGCAGTGTATTCCCCATTCTTTTTGTACTTAGCTGTTTTAGGTTCCTTATCGATTGTAATTGTGAGTGTTCCAAGTTTGTGTTCAACTCTACCCTCAATCTCATCCATTTCACCTTTTATTTTGGTTATAGTGTCTGCAAGTAACTTCTCGTTAAGCTTCCACCCGTTCTTAATTTGTTTACTAGACCAGTAAGCCACTTGATGCTCTACTTTAATTGCATCATCATAGTTAGGGTTAGTAATAATAATCTCATCATACTCTTTGATAAGCATATCATACACGGATATATTAGCATCAACGTCTGCTACACAGTATTCCACCATC